AGCAGCAATCGCAGAAGCAACAATACAAACTTTCTTATCAGCACAAAAAGCATACTCTGCAACAATTGGTGTTCCTGTAGTTGGTCCTGCATTAGCTCCTATTGCAGCAGGTGTAGCAATCGCAGCAGGATTTAAGAATATCAAATCAATTGCATCTGTAAAAGTGCCAGGCGGTGGAAGTGATAGTGCTAGCGTTCCTTCAGGTGGAAGTGGCGGAGGAGGTGGCGTAGTATCACCAAACTTTAACGTTGTAGGCAACTCAGGAGTAAATCAGTTAGCAAGTTTACAACAACAACCAGTACAAGCTTATGTTGTCTCAGGGCAAATTACATCTCAGCAATCTCTTGACCGTAACAGAAAAGAAAATGCAACACTTTAAAAATAATTAAGTTTATAAAATATGAAAATTGTAGAATTAGTAATAGACGAAAAGGATTCATTAAGCGGAATTGACGCAGTTTCTGTCGTTCGTTCTCCTGCCATTGAGGAAAACTTTATTCATTTGTCAAAACACGAAATAGAGTTAAAAGAAGTAGACAAAGAGAAAAAGATTCTTATGGGTGCTGCATTAGTTCCTAACAAGCAAATCTACCGAGTAAACGAAAAGACGAAAGAGGAATACTACATTTATTTTTCAGAGGACACAGTTCGCAAAGCATCAGAGCTTTTCTTAATGAACTCAAATCAAAACAACGCTACCTACGAACACGACAAGAAGTTAAAAGGAATGTCAGTAGTAGAAAGTTGGATAATTGACGATAGTAAATCGGATAAATCCCGATTTTATGGCTTTGATTTGCCAAAAGGAACGTGGATGATTTCAATGAAGGTAAACAACGAGGAAGTTTGGAACGATGTCAAAGAAGGTAAAGTAAAAGGATTCTCAATCGAAGGTTACTTTGCTGACAAGTTAGAAATGTCTCAAATGTCTGAGGAAGATTTATTAATAGAAAAAATCAAACAAATAATTATAGAAGATGAGCAAATCTAAAACACCAAGTTACTCTAGCCCAAAAGGAGGACGTAGAGGATGTCTATGTGAAAACGGAACATACTCAACTAAATGTTGTGATGGAAGTTTACAAGCACAAGGCATAGGAGTTACACAAGGCATTGATTCAGTTACGATAACTGAGAATGCAGGAGTAAGAACTACAGTCCGTCAGAACGGATAAAAATGCAACAAAGTAAGTATTAACAAGTTTATATAAAAAAGACAAAAGATGGGTTTAAAAGAAGTATTTAGCAAGGTATCAGCAATTGAGCCTCAAGTTACAGAGTTAGCATCACACGAAATTGCTCTAGCAACTCCTGATGATTTATTAAAAAAACAAATGCAATCTGCAAAAGAAATTGATGCTGCAAATGGATTATCTAAAAGCATTATGAGTACAATTGATAAATTAATTCAAGCTTATAGAACTAATGAAGTTACTTGTAATTTGGGTTTAACAATTGCTGAAGATGTTACACAACAATTTAAAAATTTAGGAATAGCTAATCCTAGTTATATTGTTTCAGGACAAAAAGAATTAGCAGCAACAAAAAAATCAAGTCAAGCAAAAGCAAAAGCACTTGAAAACGCTAAAAAATTATTTAACTAATTAAAAACCACAAATGAAAAATAGTACAATTAACAAAATCAAATCACTTTTAGGAATGGAAGTGAAATTAGAGCAAATGATGTTGATAGATGGGACTACAGTTCTTGAAGCAGACGCATTTGAAATGGACAACGAAGTATTTATCGTTACTCCTGACGAGCAAATGATTCCTTTACCAATTGGTGAATACGAATTAGAGAACGGAATGATTCTAGTAGTTGCAGTAGAAGGAATTATTGCTGAGATTAAAGAAGCAGTAGTTGAGGAAGTTGCTCCTGAAGTAGAAGCTCCTGAGGTAGAGGTAGAGGTTGAAGCGGAAGCTGCACCTGCTGCACCAACTGCAAAGAAAACTATCGAATCTGTAGTTAAAGAAACATTCTTTTCAGAAATCGAAGCACTTAAAAACGAAAACATTGAATTGAAAGCGAAATTGGAAATGCTTTCTAAAGTTGACGAAGTTACAGAAGAAGTAACCGAACTTTCAGAAGAGCCTAAACCAATCAGTTTTAATCCTGAAAACACGAATGTAGTAGAGCCTTTCCGTTTTGAGAAAAACAGAAGTCGTTCAACTATCGATTCAATCTTTGAAAAATTAAACAAATAATATTAACTAATTAAAATTTAAACAAAATGAGTTTACAAAAAACAAATCTTGCTACTACAACCAGCATCAGCACTACATATGCGGGAGAATTTGCGGGTCGTTACATCGCTGCAGCTTTATTGTCTGCACCAACATTGGACAAAGGTGGAATCACTATCGTTCCTAATGTGAAATTCAAACAAGTAATCAAGCGTGTGGCTACAGATTCAATCATCGCTAATGCGACGTGCGATTTTGACCCTACATCTACAATTACATTGACTGAGAAAGTTCTTCAACCTGAGGAGTTCCAAGTTAACTTACAATTGTGTAAGAAAGATTTCGTTTCTGACTGGGAAGCAATTTCTATGGGTTATTCAGCATTCGAAGTAATGCCGAAAAACTTTACAGACTTCTTATTGGCACACGCTGCTGAGAAAGTTGCTGCTGCAATGGAAACATCTATTTGGACAGGAGTTAACGCAACTGCAGGTCAGTTCGCAGGTTTGATGACACAACTTACAACAGACGCTACTTTACCATCTGCTCAAGAAGTTGCAGGTACTACAGTTACTGCTGCTAACGTTATCGCTGAGTTAGGTAAAATCGTTGATGCTGCTCCAGCAACTATCTACGGAAAAGAAGACTTACATATCTATGTATCAAACAACATCTACCGTGCTTATGTACGTGCTTTGGGTGGATTTGCTGCATCAGGAGTAGGTGCTAATGGTTACGACAACAAAGGAACAAACCAAACATTGAATGACTTGTACTTTGACGGAGTTCGTATCTTCTTAGCTAACGGATTAGCTTCTAACACTGCTTTACTTGCTCAAAAATCTAACTTGTACTTTGCAACAGGATTGTTGAACGATATGAACCAAGTTAAAGTTTTAGATATGGGAGATTTGGATGGTTCACAAAACGTACGTGTAATTATGCGTTTCACTGCAGATGCTAAATACGGATTTGCTTCTGACGTAGTTACTTACGGAATCACAAACTCTGCTAACTAAAATTAACAGACTTATAGAAAGGGGAGGTAAAGTGCCTTCCCTTTTTTGTTTAACTTATAAAATATAAAAATATGTGCGAAATAACAACAGGTAGACTTGAAGTATGTAAAGACGTAGTTGGCGGATTAGATGCTATCTACTTCATTAACTACGGAGATTATAGCTTTCCAGCAGACGTAACTTACGTTTCTACAACAGATACAATTGATTCAATTGCTAACGTAACATCATTGTACAAATACCAACTTAAAGGAACAAACACATTTGACCAAGTAATCACAACTTCACGTGAAAACGGAACATCATTTGTTGAGCAAACTTTATCAGTAGTATTGAAAAAACAAGATGCTGCTACTCACAAAACAGTTAAATTATTGTCTTACGGACGTCCTAACATCGTAATCAAAACACGTAACAACCAATTCTTTCTTGCAGGTATTGAGCACGGAATGGAATTGACTACTGCAAACGTGTCAAATGGTACTGCGATGGGTGACTTAGTAGGTTACACTTTAACATTTGTAGGAACTGAAAAAATATTGGCAAATCTATTAGATGCAACTAGCGAAGCAGGTTTAATTGGTTCAACAGGAGTATTTGGAGCGACTACAACAATCGTTACTTCATAGTTCTTTTTTCATAGCTTAATTAAAGGGGTGGCTTTGGTTACCCCTTTTTTATTTGCAACAATATTGTAACATTTAAGTTTATAATATATGATAGTATTAACGCCTTCTACATCAGCTCAAACTTTTTCGTTTATTCCTCGCTTTGAGAATTACACAACGATGGCAATAACTGACGAGGAAACAAATGTAACTACGACAGTTGCAATTACAAGTTCAACTCAAGGTGGCTATGTAAACACGATTACTGCAACGTTTGCTTTAAAGAACGACCACACTTACACGTTACTATTATCTAACGGAACAACAATCTGCCATAAGGATAAAATATTCTGCACGAATCAATCAATTGCAACATTTTCCGTAAACAACGGACAATATACTTCTAATGCCACAACAAACACTTACATAGTTTATGAGTGATAACTTACATATTTTAAGCCTAAGTGCTTATACAACGCCACAAATCCAAGAATCCAAACGTGATAACTGGGTTGAATATGGCGAAGACAATAATTACTATTCTTTTCTTATAGACAGATACACGAACTCAACTACAAATTCGGCTATTATAAACAACATAGCGAGACTTGTTTACGGAAAAGGACTATCTGCCTTAGACGCAAACAAAAAGCCTGCTGAGTACGCTCAAATGATGGCATTGTTTAGCAAGGATGATATTCGTAAAATGGTATTAGATAGAAAGATGTTAGGTCAATTTGCTATCCAAGTACACTACGATGATAAACACGAAAAGATTCTAAAGGCGTTTCATATGCCTATTAACTTAATTCGTGCAGAGAAATGTAACAAAGACGGAGAAATAGAAGCGTACTACTATTCTGATGATTGGACAGACATTAAAAAATACCCACCTACAAGAATACCAGCATTCGGATATTCAAAAGACAAGGTAGAGATACTATTCTCTAAGCCTTACTCGGTTGGAATGAAGTATTATAGTTACGTTGACTATCAAGGTTCTTTGACTTACGCACTATTAGAGGAGGAAATAGCAGA